CACCTTGTGTTTATGTCACTATTCGACAAGCACCGACTGCTACAGAATCTTCAGATAATTACGAAAACCTAGTTGTTAAACACGCTCATAACCCGTTTGGACTGCGCTTATGAACAAGACCGACTATATCCATCTGTTTAAAGAAGCTTGCGGTGGTCGCTGCAACGCTGAATACAACCCTTGTGCGTTTCGCCAGGCTGCTGACAATCTAGCTAAATTAAAGCCCACAGGATACATCGGGGACAAAGGTGTGTTGATTAACGACACAACGCATCCGCATCTTTATACCGCCCTTTACGCTTTAGACAGGACACATAAATGAACCCACTTAGCCCGAAACAAATTCTGAGAAACTTAGAAAATGGGTTTTTTATGACGCATCAAGAACAAACTGAGGCAGCTGAATACATTCGTCAATTACAAGCATCCAATCAATCATTAACCGAGGGAATGCTTAAATATGCAGAAGAAATTGTTGCTCTGCGCCGTGATCTGCATAACTCAACTGGGTTTAACGTAAATGTTACAGAATTTGAAAACCATATTAGAACCGATCAATTAAAAAGTATTTTGCAAGCTATAACTGATCCTGAAAATCAACCAAGTCAATTTGGTACTGTTCCAATTAAATACATGGAACAGCAAATATTGCGAGAACGTAAAGCTTGTATTGATATTGTTATGCAAAACGTTTCCCCAGCAATGGCTAGAGAATGTGAAGATGCAATTAACGCAAGGAATTGATAATGAAACTATCTAACTTATATTTAGCTGCGGCTGACAAACTTAGGCATAAAGGCTTGTTACCAGACTCCCGTGACGCAATGCTTGCAATGTGTGCGTCAGAACTTGGAAACATTGCGCCGACTGGCGAACGTGCGTTGCTTGAGAAATACCTAACCCACATTGAAAAGAAGATCGACAGGTTTGACAGGCCTGCTTACAAGCTATCGCCAGCCATGCGTATAGCCGCTCAGAGAGCCGAACAAGAGCAAACGGTACTCATGGGTGTGGGAGGCTGGTGATGACGATCTGGGACTGGATGTTTATATTTTATTGCTCTGCTGCCGCATTGGTTGCTACAGCTCTTTGGGTTCGTTGGTCACGCCCAACAAATTACCCAAAAGAGTTTGTCTGTGATGGCTGCGGTCAAGTTTGTACAACGTTGCGTGACGGGCTTTGTGTGTACTGCGATAGGCAATTTAAGCCAACATCGAAGTAGCCTTTACCTTAACGTCAGCGACCCGATTTAGCCATCCTTTGCCAAACGTTGCAAAGGTAGTCAAAGACCGATAGAAGTCCTCTTTGGCTTGGCTAAATCGCTCAATTAGATCAACAGGGTCAACAGCCTGCACAGCTGCCATTGTCATCGGCCCAAACCCACCGTCTGGAGTAACACCCACAGCGGTCTGGAGGGTCTTTATCGAACGACCCGCACCAGCGTTCACGGCGAAATCAAAGCAAAGGTATGAAATCCCCGCGGGCAGCTCGTCACCACGCACAGCGTCCCAATACTTCTTTTTGTATAGCGGCTCAACCTTTTCAGGCGTAAGTCCACGCATTTCTGCCTCGTCAGACGCACGACCAACCCAGTTTTCCCACGTTGCCTTGGTTACGCCAAGGTTAGTCATACCACCTGGGTCAGCGGGATTGTTAACGTAACCACCTTCTGACTTGAGCATTAACTCAAACGATTTTTGCCAATCACTTTGCATCGTCTTTTCCTATTTTTATACCGGCTATAGTGCCTACGAAAGCCCCAACAATCATATTAAAGGCTGGGTTAATCAATTTAAAAATTTCAGCGTTATCAACCAACGGGTCGAACAATCCAATTAAGACCACAACCACCGTTGACAGCAATACAACAGCGAGGGACACGCAACAAATTATGGTTATACGGTCAGCAACAGTCATTTGATACTTCGCACCCAGTTTTGCAATTCGGTCAACATTAAGGTCGTTTCAGCGCATTGTCTAATAAATTCTGTGTTGGTGGGGGTTGCATTAGGGCAACTGGTGGGCTTGGGAACGGTGGGCAAGTTACCGCTACTGGGATTTGGCTGCACCCTGTCAGCGTAATAATTATGAACAGCAGACAGACGAGCTTCATATTGATTTGAGATTGAAGCCGATATAGTTTCATGCTCTTTCACCTTTGCAGCGTTAATTGTTTCCTGTGCTTTACCCAATGCAGCAATCTCAGCCTGAAAAGCAACGAATTTCTTGTGTTCATTGTTCCACCCCAAAAAGTACATTAGCGCACAAAGCGCAAGAATTGCACCAATTTTCATCCACAAAGCACTAGGAAATATTGGGAACATCAATGCCCTCTAAAGTTGTTGTCATCTATTGTTGCAAAGCCCATATATGAGCCTACAACGGCGCTGACAAAGATATAGAACGGCATGGCTATAGTGCCAAGCGTAGGGGACTCAGATACTAAGATAAGCAGAGGAAAAACCAAAGCAGCAAGCATAGACAACCACGCCATTCTGCGTCGATTCTTCCACCTATCCATTAGAACTTAGCCACCATGCGCCACAACCACGCTGTAAAAGCTTGCCACTCTGATTTTAAGTAATCAATCATTTGTCTACCTTTGATTCAAGTTTATCGAACAAACGGTCAAGCAACATTTCAACACGATCAAACCGCTTATCCATCTCTGATTTAAGCGTTTCCATTTCTGACTTTTTAACGTAGGCATCGCTCACATGAAGTTTTAAGTCTGCAATGTCAGACTTTAATTCTTTGACAGAATCCCACAACTGGCGAGCGAACCAACCCACAACGCCCAAACCGGCGCCAGCACCTATATTGATGAGATTTTGCCAATCCATTATTTACCCTTAAACATTGCAAAGATTGCCCACGGGATAAGCCACACGCTGCAAAGCAGTATCAATGGCGAAAGAAACAGTATGGCAATAAAGTTAAACAACTTCTACCCATGATTGTGTAGCCTCGTCCCAATCATACGGGCCACCAGTTTTTGGCATTGCAACTGGCGCTTCCCACAAAAAAGTTAGTGGGCTGATTACCCATGATGCGTAAGGCTGAGGTGAGTAGAAAACGTCTGCTACGGGGTCGTAGGTGTAACCAATGCCTGCATAATTGCCACGCAAAGGTGTGCCGCCTTTTAAATGTTTGTTACCAAGCGTGTTGTATGAAGTCTGCAACCATGTGCCAGGGCTTGAATCCACAAATGTGTCAAAAAACTCAGGCTCTGCAACAATAACTTGCGTTACTTTACCATCTACTACTTTTGCAAAATGTCCCATGATGATCCTTATGCGGTATATGTACTAGACGATGTAAAGGTGTGGATTGTATAGCCGCCCGATGATGTCACCGTACCGCCTGTGCCACGCTGACTGCCGAGGTATCTAATAATAACAATGCCTGAGCCGCCAGAACCTGACGTTACTGTAGTGCCAGCGCCTGAACCAGAAGCGCCACCACCACCACCTGTGTTAGCCGTTCCGTTTGTTCCATTTCCAAGGTTTGCACCTCCAGCACCGCCGCCGCCTGATCCACCTGCACCCGCAGAAGCTGTAGCACTTGCACCTGCGCCGCCGCCCCCAGCATAAGTGACCGCAGAGCCGCTAATACTATTTGATGCCCCTGCACCGCCAGCACCACCAGTATTGCCAGAGGCGCTTGTACCGGACGCACTAGCACCTCCACCGCCACCCGAACCATTTGTTGCGCCGTTGCCACCAGAGTAACCTTGACCAGTAGTGCCAGCGCCCCCAGTTAAAGTTGTTCCCGCCCCACCGCCAGAACCACCAGACGATGGTGAAAATGAACCGCCAGCACCACCCGCACCACCACCAATCGCAATTGCAAGCGAAGCAATACTAGAATTTGAACCCGAATTTCCTTTAACGTCTGCGCTTGATGAAATTGCAGCACCACCTGCGCCTACTGTAATTGTGTAAGCAATGCCTGAACTTAATGTTGTTGTGCTAGTCAGTAAACCACCAGCACCGCCACCGCCCGATGAACCCGCACTTGATGCGCCAGTAGCAGCACCAGATGCCCCACCCGCCACAGCAAGGTAATCAACCGAATACCCAGCAGCTTGCGTAAATTGTAACCATTGCGAACTTGTAACGTCATACCACTCAGGATTACCCGTTGTAGAGTTTTGACGAATTAAGCCAGATGCACCTGTTGGACGTTGCGCTGTTGTACCAACAGGCATTTTCCATGCGCCAGTCCCTGAACTAGTTAACTGAACGCCTGCGCCTGAAAGCGTTAAAACACCGCTAATCGTCAAGTTTGTAAATGTCGTTGCAGATACGCCAACAACTTGAAATTGCGTACCGTCGTAGACAATAACAAACAGGTAATTTGCAGTTAAATCACCGGCTACTAATGCGGTGTTACCAGTTTTAGTAATAGCTTTTGCGCCTAACGAACTGATGTTAATTGTTACCGCACCTGTGTTCGTATTAGCTGCAACAAACGCAAACATTTGACCAGATCCGTATGCGGTCAACGCTGGGCTAACAGTTGCTGTAATCGTGTCTGTTCCCGATACCGTCAAAAACGATCCAAACGAGTTTTGCACTTGTGCAATATTTGCAGAATCAGTTGCTGCCGATCCCGCACTTAGCCCTGTGAACTTAAAAGTTCCCATCGGAAGATTGGCTGTCGGTGTCGTTTGACCGTCTTTGGTCAAAGCAGTCGATAGGCCAGTAGCTAAATCAGCAGTCAGCGCATTAAACGCTGTTGATGAAATGACTGTGCCTGTGACAACTGGCTGACCAGTTGAGTTGATTACAAATGTACCGCTGCCGTTATAGCTCATTGATTACCTCTTATTGGTTCATTAATTCGGTTGTTGGCGCACCAAACATTGCAGGAGTTAATTGACCTCGTAAAGCAGCTGCCATTAATCGACCTCGCTCAGATGGTGCTGCTTGAGCAATTAACTGTGCCGTTGCTTTTGGATCAAGTAAAGCCTGGGCTAACTGTTGTTGCATCGTTTCAGTTGCGTTTTCATAAATTTTTCTAGCCGGTGCGCCAAGATAAGGCATATTGACTAAACCAAAAGGCAAACCTGTTTTTTGTGCAATATTTGCCATTGCAAGGTTTTGAAACGTATTTGATCCCACGCTCCGACCATAATCTTGTGCGTTACTTTTTCGTGCTAATTCAGTTGCAATGTTTTTCAACGTTTGCAATTGTTCAGGGCTACTTGCAAATAATTGTTCTAAATCATTACCGCCAAATCCAGTCGCTAATTTTGGCGTATTTGGGTTTCTCAATGCCTCAGTAAATGAACCAATGTTTTCTCTAAGTAAGTTGCCTTCTTCACCAACGGCAGGCACTAACTTATTTTTTAAGTATTCGCCAACAGCCATTTGATTTAAAGGTTTGCTACCTTCTGCATAAGTTGCAACGGCCTCTGCATACTTTGGGCTTTGACGTTGCAAGAAAGACATAAGCCTTTCTTTAACACCCATCAAAATGCGCTTTTCGTTGTCACCTTCGGCAGTTGCAATTTGCTTGTCTAATGCACGCTTTGTGTAATCAAGACCCTGAATTGAACCTTTTGGGTCTTTAATATCAATCCGTTCATTTTTCGCCAAAATAACAGCATCTTTCATTGCTTGTTGAATAGCAGGCGTATCTAACAAATCTGCAATTTCAGCGTTTGCCGCATCACGATCTGCTTTGGGCAACATTTTGCCGGTAACTGGATCACGATTTACATTCAACGTTTGTTTGTATGCTTGTTTATAAAGCAAATCAGCAGCGTCTGCTCTTGCTGTTTCAAACAGTTCTTTTTTACCTACATCACCCGCAATTTCACCAATTGCCTCACGTCTGGCTTGCACATTTGCAGCCTCTCTAGGTGCAAACACTTGAGGATATTTTGATGCGGCTTGACGTTGTAATGCTTCTAATCCACCGCTTTCTGAAATTTCGCCAACTGTGGGTTGAGAGCCTGGCACTAATCCTTGCGCTTGATCTAGCCGGTTTACAACATCACCAATGTCGCTTGGTCTAATTTGACCACGCAAATTTGAACCAATAATTGCTTTTTTGCCAGATTCTGTAAATGGTTGAGCCAATGCTTTAGCAAGCTCATAACCACGACCAAGCACTTGACCGACTGGTGCTAATGCCGCACCAAAAACACCACCAGCGCCTGTTTGAATGGCTTTTTGACCGGCAAAATTATCAGTATTTTCGGTAACGGGAGTTAAAGCGCCACCCGTCAACCCCATGTAACCGCCAGCCTCCATCAATGCAGGAATGGTTTTAGCCATTGGCGCAAGATGTTTCATCAACGCTAAATTTGGCAAACTCATTGCATTGCCAGCAAATCTTGAAATATCTGCACCTTGAAAGTTTGTCGCTAACTTAGCGGCATCCATTTCTGCTTTTCTTTTTGCGATACCTTCGTCAACGCCTGCGGCTTGTCTGTCAAGCCAATTGCTAACTGGATTGGGATTAAGCCCACCCAATGATGATACGGTAGACAATGCTCTTGGCAATAATTGAGCGCCTGCGTCAATAAACTCGCCTGCGCCGCTTATAAACCGACCCGCTGGTGATGCAAGAATTTCTTGCCCAATGGTCGGCTCATACTTTGCCATATCCAAACCATTGGCTTTTAATTTTGCGTTTAGCTCTGTCTTTGTAATATTGTCGGGTACGTCTTTAATGACCGTACCATCAGGTAGCGTAACGTCCATTATTTAGGTAAATCCCCGTAATTGATAGTTTTAGGCGCAGACCCTCGTTGCAATGGCGCATAAGTTTTACCGGCTTTGCCGTATGTTTGCTTAACGCCTTGCTCAATAATATCCAAATAGTCTTTAGCTGCTTTATTAAATTCAGCTTCAGATGTTGCCGTAGACATACGATTTTTAGCTGCTGTAGCTTTTGTGCCTTCAACTTCAGTAATTGCACCTGTTCCACGCAATGTATCAATAGCGGTAAGAAATGCGCCACCTTGAACTTGATCCAGTCTAGAACGAAAATCTGCTTGTGGTGTACCAGGTATATATTTTGCACCAGGTATCCCCATACCAACAGATGATTTAAAACCAGGATGCGTTAACAATTCTTGCACGTTTTGAATTGCTGTTTGTGCGTTATCTACAACTTTTGGTAAATCAATTGTTGCTTGAGCTTGTGAAGTTCCTGCTACTTTGCCGCCTGCTTCAGCGCCTGCAACTGTTCCCGCATAATCAGCGGCAGTCTTTGCTGCGCCAGGCGTAGCCGTAACAATTAAATTGCCTTTCGCATCAATATTTGATGGATTTAATGAACCGCCTTCACTAACTTTTGGCACAAAACCAGGTATTGGCGTAGTACCAGTTGTATTAATTTGTCCAGGCTGAGATGTAACAAGCAATTCTTTATTAATTAATGCTTCAGCAAGTTCTTTAAAGCGTGGATTATCAGGAGTAATTCCTGCGTCTTTTAATTTCTGAGCAAAACTTGTTTCAGTAGGCGCAGGCTCGTAGTTAGACAAATCAAACGTGCCACGGTTATTAGGCTGCACATATTCCATTTTGCCCGTAACACGGTTACGAACGTACATTGGAGCCATAGACGTAGGCATACTGACGTTTGTAATAGAACGCCCTGCTTGTGCTTGCTGCGTCTTGTATTGATCAATTGTGCCTTTGTAACCTTGCTGCACCGCAAGACGGTATTCAGCCAATGGCCCAGTTTCTTGTTTGCTTAATTGCTCGTATTCCAATTTAGCAACTGGCGCAATATACGGATTTTGACTCATCATCATTTGAACAAGTCGTTGCCGTTTTTGCTCTGGGTCTAATGGCGCACCGCTTGTTGGCGCAATAGCAGCTTGCGGTGCTATAGCGGGCTGATACGGCACAGCAGGCGTTTCTACGTTGCCGGACGGTGCTGTTTGCAGATTCGGATTGTCCTCATAGTCAGCGCCCATTGGCTTAAATGATGTTGCTGCCTGTGCAGGCACTTCAGGCCGTCCCATAACTGCGGCACGACCAGGCGAGGCAGTTGGGTTAAGGCTCGACAACATTTGTTGCGCTTCTGTTTTAGCTTCTTGAGCTAATTTAATGCGTTCTTCATCGCTCGTACCTCGTGCGCCCATGTAGGCTTGCAAAACTTTTGCAAGACCAGATAATGGTGAAATAGGCGCTTGAATACCTTGATAGCTTTGAATATCAATTGGCTGAAACGCTTGCTGTTGCATAATCTGCGCTAACTTTTCGTTACGCTGAATTGCCGCTAGTCGAGTGTTGTAGTCTAAATCCATGACTTACCCCGTGTAATTGTTTGCAGTCTGCATTGGCGCTTGAGCGTTAGCCGAATCAAACATACCGCCAGTCTGCGCTTGACCTAATTTAAGTCGAGCCATGTAATCTTGCATATCTTGCATTTGATTCTGTTTTTGCATTTGCCCGTACATACTCATGGCGTTCTGTGCGCCAGCCATAGGATTCTGAGCTTGCGGCATTTGCCCCATGTCTTGACCTTGCAATGGAGTAGTTTGCTGTTGCTGTTGCAGCATCTGAGCCATTTTTTGCTGTGGAGTCATGTTGACGTATTGATTAAGCATCGCAATTCCTTAGTAACTCTAAAGTAGGCAACAAGGCAGACTTTAGTGCCGCCATGTTTATTTTATATTTTTCATGCAAATTTGGGTGTTTTTCTTTCATCCATGCCACTCGATCCGCTGAGTGTGTCAAATACGCCGTGCAATCGTAACAATCAAGGCTTGAATGGTCGATTGCATAATGTTCTGGTAACTGGCATTGAGTCCGTAAAAACGCCAAAACTTGCTCTTTAGTCCATGTTTCTATCGGTTGGATGTACGTCACACCATTAACTACCGACCCGTGCCGAGCCGTGGATTTGTGACTTTCATCAAGCCGTTGCCCACGAATCAAATGCGTAATGCCACGTTTTGCAATTGCCTCTGTCAGAGGTTGTCCTACGTTTGCCCAACAACAGTTTAAATAACTCTGTACTCGTACTGGCTTATCGCCTGCAAACTGCATACCTTCAAGGCTATGGTCAATCGGAACAACATCACTTGGATAGCCATAAAACTTAATCTGCTGTTCTTGATCTGATTTAACTTCAATAAACTCAACCGCCTCTGCTTTGACCTGTTGGATGATCTCCATCGTGTCAGGGTATGACTTACCAGTATTAGCCCAAAAAACAACTGGATTCTTTTCACGGTACAAGTACCAACACGCTAAAGAATCTTTCCCACCTGAGAACGCTAATCCAAGCATTAGAAATACATTGCCGCCATGCCGCCCAAAGACGCAATACCTTGAATACCCGCATTAGCGCCTGATTGTTGGATACCGTAATTTTGCAATGCTGCTTGGCCTGCTGCTTGCGTACCCGCAAAGGTTGGCGCTGGTGCAACTTGTGCGCCTTGATAACCTTGGAATTGTGGCAATTGAATTTGTGAGCCGCCCATCAATCCAAGAATCTCGTTTAATGGTTGCGCCCGCAATGCTGATTGTTGCGCTAACGATTGTTGTACGGCTTGGTTGCCAAACTGTGCTGCACCTAAGTTTTGACCATATTGCTGTTGTTGCGCTGCATTATTAGCTTGTTGCGCTGCCAAGGCTTGATTAAAGTTTTGACCAACAGCCGAGTTATACAACTGATCAGCAGTAACACCTTGTCCAAAGTTTTGTGCAATAGCTTGGTTTTGAAGTTGATTAGCCGTGACACCTTGACCAAAGTTTTGACTGACCGCTTGGTTATACAATCCTGCGCCTGCTAATTGGGCTTGATTGCCAAACGTGCCAAGCGTGTTTAGCTCATTTAACCCTTGTTGACGAGCCGACATATCAAGGTTAATGCCTTGCAAAGCAGCTTGGTTATACAAGTCATTTTTGCTCATCTCACGGTTTCTAAAAGCAGCATCGTAGGCAGCTGTGCCTGGCGCTAACCCTTGATTTGCCAATGCTTGTTTAAATGAAACATCGCCAGCTTGAATCGTAGGATCAAGCCTAGACAAAATAGCTTGTTGTGCGCTTACGCCTGCGTTTGTAGGCATTTGAGTCAAATTGCTAGTGTCTAAACCGTATTGCAACGGCACTTCGCCTCTAGCTAATCCGTAAGTATTTGCGTCAACGTCACCAGTTGCTAACCCGTAAGTGTTTGCATTAGTGTTTGCACGAGCCAAACCATAAATATCGGCTTTTAAACCTGTCTGTACATCTGAAACGCCAACAGGGTTGTAGCCTGGAACAGTCGATTGAATAGTAGGCAATGTTGGATTAAATGGCGTATTTAAAACATTTTGTGCATTGTATGCGCCTGTTTGACCGAGATTAGCTAAAGCAGTTTGCACTCGCATTTGAGCGTCAAGGGTTTGTTGCGCTTGTGGAGTTAAAGTTTGCGTAACTGTTGGTTGTCCCCCACCAGTTGTAAATGCTTCACGAGTTGGCGCAGCTCCTCTTGCAGCATTAGCAGCATCAAAACCCGCTTGGTCAAAATATGTTGCACCTGTTGTTGTATCGCCCTCTGGATTACCTTGCCGCATAAATCGGTTACGGTCTACATTGCCAGCGTTGTATTTAGCCAACGCCGCATCATACCCACTTTGGTCAAATGTTGGGTTTGAGTAAGAAACAGTTTGATTCCCAAATGGAGTGTACATATTTGGGTTTGACATAATGTTCGACTGTTTAGCCGCTGCAAGGTTATCTTGACCCTGTTGCTTGGCTGCGCCGACATAATCAGGTGTTGGTGGTGCTGATGCTGACTTACCCATTATTTACCCCTAGAAACCGGCAATTTTCTCGTGCCAATGTCAAAAATATAATATCGCCATCCGGTGCTGCATTTTTAACCCTTGCTTCTTCAATAAAGCCCATCTTGGTAACTAATTTTAGGCTTTTTACATGGGTACTGCTCACCGGCACAATAATCTTTTTTACCTTACAAACCTCAAAAGGGTAGCTAAATATCGCTTTTAAATACCCTTTTGTCATACGTCCTTCAATTGCTATGTGACACACAATTGAAGCCCCATTCCAATTTTCGTAAATCACGCCTGCAATAATCTGCCCGTCACGCTCTAACCCTATTGCCTGCGACCCTTCTACAAAATACTTACCCGCAACTTGTTCTGCAACCCAATGACCAATTGCATCGCCCTGGACTATATGCCAGCCCAACCTTGTTGGTACACAATGTCCGTCGATGCCCATAGAATTGTCGTTCCTTGACTTGCGGTTTTAAATTGTGTTGCAGCGCAATAGCCAATGCCAGTAACGCCTTGCCAATTGTTTGTGATGACTGTATCTGTAGCCCAATAGCCAACATCCCACAACGCAACGTCCCATTTAGCAGCAACTTGAGGGCTAAAACTTAGCGCCGCAGTTGTATCTGCTAAATCAAAATCCATGTTTAAACCAATGAAAATTGATGGTACGCCGTTAGTAAAGATTGACGGTCTTGCTCTAGTGAAATACTTTTTAACCCCACGGGCATCAAAGTAGTTAAATGCTTGCAACGCATAGCCATTTATATCGCTTGTGTCATTGGCGTAATTGTCATCCCAAGCGTGGGCAACAAATCCATTTCCACCCCAATATGGCTCATTGTCAAAAATTGTCCAACAGTTAGCGTATTGGCCTGTAAAGTTGCACCAGGCTTTAGTGATGTTATTCATCACATATTGCTGTTGTTGGCCTTCTTGGACTGGCACGTTGACCGTTAAAGCATTGTGTTTTGGATCAAAACTAATGTCCCAACCAAAATTCTCGCCATATTGTTGCGTAGCAGCAGAGAACGCACCTTGAATTTTGTCCGATAAAGCAATGCGTGGGTCAAGCCTAGATGACTGCAAACTAGCTGCAAGTGGATAAAGACCGTTATAAGTGAGGATAATCATATCCCCGCCATACTTCATCAGGCATCGTTTGCCAACAGGCTTACCAATGCGCCAAACGCCCACTAGAGCAAATTTTGTAATATCTGATGGGTCAGTACCAGAATAAACAATAACCTCGCCATTGGAAGTTATGAACACTAGGTTATCGTCTACTCCATAGCCAGCATCTATTGTCCAAGTTCCCGCTGCAACTAAATATCCACCTAATTGAGCAACCGAACTCATGTCAATTGCGTTTGCCGCACCTTGAATGGATAAGGTAGGCAAGTACCACGCTTTTAATGTTGATGCTTGCGTAAACCAAACTTGGTTTTTAAAAATGGTAATATTGCTTAAAGTTGATGCGGTCACGCCCGTAATAGTCGGATTTGTCCACGTTGAACCGTTATACAGTAACGGTGCATCAATTCCATTGACCGCATACAAATAACCACCGGCAGGCGTTGTGACGTTGGTATATTCCCATTTTGCGTTGCTTAAACCCGTCTTTACAGCTGCGCCAACAGCACCGCCAGTTGTGCAGTCATAAATGGACGTGTTTGCAATTGCAAATAACTTATCTGTTGCACCACTTGAATAACCCATCAAAGTCTGAACTTGACCTGTGATGCCGGTGGAATACTTTGTGTATCCTCCACGCAACACCACGTTGTTAACCGTGGGAAACAAATTCGTTAATTGAACGGCATCAAGCGTATCCATGTTTGCAATGGAATCCCGAACGTTCCAGCCTCCGATAGGCGCTGGCAACGACTGAACCCTAGCCGCTGTACCTTGTACAAGTCGATTAGGCGAAACCATTAATTTGTCCCGTAGCCAGTATCAGGAATATTGTCGTAACCAATTAAGACTGTGCCTGGACGTGGTGCAAACGACAAATTAGCCGCTGACGTATCTTGCGCCCGAACAATCTCAAATTCCTCAATATAGTTTCGGTACATTGCTGTGGTATCAAAGCCTTTAGCCTCAAAATATTTGAGCTTAGTAGCCAAAACCATCAGGCGATCTGGGTAAATACAAGTATCGGTATCGGCAGTAAACGATGTTTTTACAACGCCTGTATCAGATAATGCCCAACCATTTGATCGATATTCGTAACCTAACAACTCGTTAGTCGAAACGCCAGGCCAAATCTGAAAGTATTTGCCAAGCAGTCGATAGCGAATCCGTGGGCCAGTCGAGATAAATCCAGATAACAACCATTCCCATTGTTGTGCGCTTTCAGGGCCAAGCATTTCCCAATGTTTTGATTTGTCCCAATGGGTTCTAGGAACGGTTGATTCGTAATCTGAGGGTAATGCGTACTTCACTTTTTCAAAAGTGATCGTAGCCCCTGTATACGTCCCTGTAGAGGGTAAATTCACGGTTACTTGCGTGGCTGAATCAACCGACTCGATATAACAAGCGTTTGAAATGCCGTTACCCACCACTTGATACGTTGAATCAAGCCCAGCAGTCGATGGGATGCCGGTGATGGTGTAAGTGTCTAGCGTCACGTTCCCCGTTGTTTGGGTATAGACCGTGGTGAATGTGTATTGTTTTGTTAATTGCCGCCAGTCATGCTTTCGCAAAAACTCATAACCGGCAGCGTTCATTAACGCCAAGATTTGAATTACATCTTGGTTGGTATTTGATGCCACAGTAGTTGGCGTTGATACCCCAAGCTCGTTAGTGACTTGGGTTACTAGCTGTAGCATCGTTGATGACATTTAGTCCTCTTTTTTTGGCCTCCCAACCTTCTTTTCTGATAACTGAGCCATCAAAGCCGCCATTTGCTCTTTTACTTCAGCAAGCTCTTGCTTTGTTTTTTCAATTTCAGTTTGACTTGAAGATTGGTTTTTAACTTGTAAATAACGCCTAGCCTGCTCTCGCAAGCCCACCGCACCCATGCCAATTCGCTGCAATTGGTTATCGGTAGCGGTAGCAACTTGCTCAACGGTCTGAAACTTAAAGATTTGCAATTCTGCCATCTGCATATCGTTAAAATTTTCAGGATCGTCTTGTACCCATTGTTTCAGCGGCACACCAATAATTTCTGCATTATTGTTTTGCATCTGAAAGTGCAACCATTGGCGGGGAAAACGTTGCTTATGATCGTCCCGAACGGGCTGGTCAATAATCGTTGTTTTATCGCCTGGTACTATGATTCTAACAAACGGCTTTTCTTTGTACGGCTCTTTATCGTAAACGTAAAACTCGACGTGTAGGTGAGAATCTGCGTTATGAATATCGCTGTCTAAAGCCAATTTATGCCCCTGTTAATGTTACCCATGTGGTTGCGGAAGTCGCTTTTACTAGCATTGTTTTGCCAGTTGCAAGAGTTACGCTTGCAGCAGCATTGTTCATCGTGCTGCTTGTATTATAAGGATAGACAGTAATAGTCTGACCTGAATTGTTAAAAATAATCATTTCAGCGCCGGTTTCAGTTGGTGGCAATTTAACGCCAGTCGAGGCAGCTGAAGTCGTAATTGTGTTGTTTGACAGGCTCAATTGCAAAGCATCTGCCGCAGTTGTACCAGTAGCGACTAGGCCAACAGCGCCATCGCCACAAATGACTTGAGCAGTTAACGGTGAATTGCCTGCGCCCATAATTCTTGATGGAAATGCCATGATAATCCTTTAAGTTTAATTACTCATTGCTTTTGCCATTTCGTGCAAAAGCCCATCGCCACATACTTCAATCGTAACATCATCAAAGCCTGCCACGACATTTTGAAAATCCGTTACTTGCTGTGCCATCCACGGCGCACACTTGTACGTTACATCGTTCACCATAGCGTCAATAATACGTTCGCCATTGTTACTTGTCTGCTCATAAGCGTGATGTTCGCCATTTCGATAGCTTGAATCCATGCCAAACATAAAGATACGTTTAAAGCCTTGCAACTTAGCCAATATCAACGACAAAATACCAACCGTTGTAAACCCTCCCATCAAATGAACTGGTCGAGCCTTTTCATGCTCAAGCAATTCATAAACACCAGGCGTATTGGCGTGTACTAGCACCACTTTATAACCTTCCAACGCATCAAATACTGCATCGTCGCATTGGCTAGTAATGTAAAACGTAGTCGATTGCTGCGGATTTTGAACAAATCTTACGTTCTCTGGTCGAGCATCAAGCATCACCATTACATCAGGTACGATGCCTAGCCCAATCATGTAATCGTAAGAACCGTTCATCGCCCATACTTTTGCGCCGTTTTGGTGGCGTAGCCGCAACTGGTCAATCGTGTCAACCAAACTTGGCCCACCACCAACAAGACAGACGCTGCCTTGGGGTGACTCGTCAAAATCAAACCAAGGCAGCGATCTTTTGACGGATCGCTGCACATTGCCCAACAAAACGTCAGGCTCTGTGTTCCCTACAACATCAAGTACAGCTTCAATCATTTAGGTGATCTGTGACTGGAGATGTGGACGGTTGATGGTAACGGTAATGGTTGAAGTCGTAGAAGTGACGGTTGTCAGGTTGGCTGAACGAGCAGCAACAACTTGCAAGCCGGCAGATGCCAAGACTTTTACACGACCGGCTGTAGCCGACAAGAATAGAGTGACGTTAGGTGCAACGGTCACAGCAGTTTTCTTGATGACTGCATTACCAGCGATTTGATACCAACCATAAAGACCCGCAGTAGTAGCCGCCATAGCGACTGCAACAGGCACGTCTTGAACGGCGGTGTTGACAACCAAAGTTGTTTGGTAAGTTGTAGCGTTGTAACGCACAACCGAGCCAACAACAGTTGATGCCACGCCTAACAGCAAGATGAACTCGCCTTCGCCGTAAGTTGGATCAAATGCACGAACAATAGTACCTAAAACAGCTGGGGGCGTTGGGATAGTTGTGCCGCCTGCTGTAGTAATACCAGAGTCCGTTTGAGCAATTTGCAGGAGTCCTGCACGAGGTTCGTCGAATGTATATGCCATGATGGTTTTCCTTAAGCGATCAGAACGCCGCAGAATTGCGGGCCTGAAGATGTGAGGTTGCCGGCAAATCCGATGAGCTTAACGATAGCGTCTTGGTTAACTGCTTGACGCTCGCCGCCGATTGGCACGAAATTACGATCAGCGTGTGGACGGAACATAATGTACTTAGTGTTCAAGAACCACATATGGTTTGCTGTTGCGGCTGAACCGATACCACCGTCCAAAACCACATCAGATGCCATACCTGCGCCGTAGTATTTCAACGATGCGAAACCAGCGCCAGCTGACGAATTGCCACCGTCTGTGATGCGTTGGATCGACTGCAACGATTGCAAATACAATTTGTAATAGTTGTTGTCGCAAACGATCAAATCAGGCTTGTCAGTTCCACGAATCAACTGAACAGCTAGAGCATCCATGTATGCTTGGATGTTCGATGCCGAAACAGCAGAGCCGCCGTTGGTCACGCCTGAGTAGGCAACAGATTGCCAAAACGTAAAAGTCGCACGGTTAATGCCGCCGTAAGTGCCGGTTGTTGGTGCGTCAGGAATTGCAGCACCGAGGCCGGTGATGTTTTTGCCTGAGTTGCCAGTACCATCAAGGTAAATGTCACCCGAAATACGGTTAGCCAACTGAGCTTCAGCCACATTCATACGACCATCGAGCAAGTCAATAATCGCTTCTTTGCCGCTGTTTTGGATCATTTCCAAGCCGCTGATCGAAACAGCCGATGCGTATTGAGTGATCGAGAACTGAGCAGCCGAAATGGGGCTGTTCTGCGAAACGTTCAACACTTCATAGCCTGAATAGCTGTTGGTGTTGTTGGTTGTTGAGTCGTTATACATGATCTCTTGCAAAATCACGTTACCGCCTGAAAACGTCTTTACGTTGCCACGTTCTTTCAAACGGCGCAGTAAAGCGTTGTTATTTGTTACGTTATCAGCAAGTTCACCTGTGCGGCTTTGAATGTTAGTCGCAATGATGTCGCTGATCGAGCTATTGGCAAATGCCATAGTAATCTCCGATTAGGTTATCAAAAACGCTCATTAAGATTGTCAAATTGCTCTAACAATAATGAACGCCTATCTTGCGCTTTGGTACTCGTTGCCGCCCCTGGTGTGGAACTTTTAACGCTGACCGCTGCCGCCCTGGCTGCTTTCGCTGCCCTGTTCGATTGTTCCCGTTTCGCTGCATCTGCTGCGCCCTGTGAGGCTTGCTGATGTTTCGTAAACAGGTCGTTATCTAGGCGTATTGCTTTTTGATACGCATCATCCAAGTCCTTCGCCACACCGCTGTTAAGCAGTTGGATCATTGTTGGACGTGCTTCCTCAAAATACTCTGCTTTTGTCTGAAATTCACTAATTTCGTTCAAAAGTGCTTGATTCTGTGCTGCTTCCTGCTGTTGCTTCCAATTTAACACCTCGCCACGAACTTGTGCAAGCTCGTTTTGAATGGCGTAAAAATTAGGATCAGTCGGTTGAATCTGCACTTCGCCCATATTGATCCCATACTGTTGGGCTAGTTGGGCAAAATATGCTTGTTTCTGTTGTGGCGATCCGTGGCGCAATACATTATCAGCTTCCATCAAGGCTTTGACCGCCTGCGGTGCTTCAATGCCAAGCCCACGAATGTTTTGCATATAAGGCTCAATGGCCTGCTGCATTTGATCGGCAAATTGGGCTTTTGAAAGCAAAGGTTGAACCCCTGCTTTCATTTCTTCTTCACGTTTCCAAGCGTATTCTTTTAGCTTTGGATCAGCGGTTGTCCAGGCTTCGTGATAATCCTTCTTCCACGATGCTGGCGGTCTTTCCCAAACGGGTGGTTCTGGCGGTGGCTCAAGATCGGGTTCGGGCTGAGTCCTAACTGCCTCGACGGGTGTTTCATTCTGAACCTCGTCAAACTGCTGTGACAGTAATTCTCGACGATCTGGCTGTTCAGTATTGTCCATTCATACCCCTTTAGGTAAATTTACGGCGTAGTTGTGAAAGAATCTGATTTGCTTGCTTGTGTGTCATGTTGCCCAATTGTTGCCGCATAACTTCCCGTCGTGTATCTTTTGGCGATGGCAATTTGGTTTCCATCTTTTCGTTGCCCACTTCAATGCAATTGTGTTGCCTAAGATGGTCACGATGCACCGAACGGCTCGTAATCATTGAACCGTCGATCATAGATTTGTAGGGTTGAATGTCTGGCATCACCATTGGGCCAAGGCTTTCGTAATGCTCTTTTGAGCCTTTTTCGACTAATTCACCATTAACGTATATGTAAGTTTTTTTCATATCAGAGCTAAAACGTCCTCATCATCCATTTCTATGTGTTCGTTATAAATTCTGTTTACTCGATCTAAATCAGCCAACATTGCATCGTAATTAATTACCGCTGGCGCTTGCGCTGTTGCTTCAATCACAAACGGTTCTGCAATTTCCTCCGCAATCCTTGGTTTACCCTCTACTATTTGCTCAAATAACGCTAAAACCTCGTCCCGTCTTGCTTTTGCCTTTGCTGCCTCTGCCCTGCGGTGTTCTTCTTCCTCTTTTTTGCGTTTACCGCCATCGTGCATATCCATCTCGACGATGACAGGCACATAATCCCATGTCGCATCGCCCCACGTTCCGGTGTCCCAGTAACCGTTCATGCAAGCTCAACCCCAGCGGCTCTCCCGTCTGCGCCACGGATAATCTTCTTAGGCGCTGCAATAACAGTCATCACGCCATTGATTTTATCCATTGCCATATTGTGCATATTGCTCATGTTGTCGTGCATCTGAACCATGCGGTTCATGGCTTGCGTCACATTGTCACCCAGTTCTGCGGCAATCTTGGTGCTTGCAGCCTCTTGAGCCTCAAGCAATGGCAAGTCTAAGCCTGGGTTCGCCCCAATCCTAGCCACCATAATCTTGGTTGCAGACTCTAGCTCAGTTTTCCATTTCTCTAACTGTTCAGCAGCTTGCAACTTGGCTTGTTCCATTGCCTGCATATATTGCTGCTTTTGCGCCTCTAATTGCGTTTCGGCTTGCAATTTCATTTGTGCCATCTGAACATCTGCTTGTGCTTTGGCTTGGGCAACTTGAATATCGGCTTGCGCCCTAAGTTGTTCAGATTGCGCCGTGGCCTGCATCTTCATTTGTTCGTTTTGGGCTTGAGCTTGCATCTTCATCTGCTCAAACTGTTGTTCGGCTTGCATCTTAACCACTTCAGGATTAAGTGGTGGTGGCTGCGTTGCCATTTGCTGTTGTTTCATCTGCAACTGTTGCATCGCTTGGTCAATTGTGCCTTCAATTGGCGCTGCCTTCTTGTATGCGCCAACGCCAAACTTAACCAATTCAATAAGCATTGGCACTAACTCTGGCGCTTGTTGACCCATTGGCAACGCTTGCGTCAAGAACCCACCCATTGCTTGCAAAAACTCGACTCGCTCACGTTTGTTTTGATTCTCGTCAATTTGCACCAGGCTGTCCGAGTCCACTTGGATGCGGAACGATCGTAATGGCTTGCTTTGAATTAACTGCAAGGCTTGTGGAATCAGCGTCTGATCTGCCGGCTGCATACCTTGTGCGGCAGCGTACATAAGGATCGTTGTGGGCTGAAACTTAGTGCAAATAACTTGGGCTTTTAACTGGAATAGCTCACTCGCAAACAGGGCAACATCTTCTTGCATCGAGCGCAAGCGCAGTCCTGCATACTGACCCTTAATCTGTTGTGCCGTGGCTGTTTCGCTGGCAGCTGTTTGTCCCCGAACAATGTCACTAATACCTGTAATTTCATAGATTTGGTTTTTAATTTCATCTCTTGCCCGATAGCATTGCAATAGAGCATTTGACAGGGTATCCAACGGCAGCAAGTCAATAGACCCTTTTAAGCCGCCTTTCTCAGAGAACGCCATCCACTTATCAACAGGAATAAGTGTGTTGTTATCGCCCTCAGTCAAAAGACGCTGCAAGGTGGGTTGTGATGCGTCATAGACCCCACGCACACGCAACGCTTTAACTAACCCGTCGATACGATCAGTCAGAATGTCTAACTCTGTTGCTTGGTCTTGATAAAGCACAAAATCAGGCACAGGCACAAGCGTGTCGCTCGTCATTGTGGCGTATAACGGTTTAGCGCATGGAAAGAAGTTCTCAAGCTCTAGCGGATCGTCACGTTCGTCCAATATGTCTGGGCAACTCTTGCTGATCCAATACACCTTGCCGCTTTCTTTGTCCCAAATTTCGCAAATTTTAGCTCTTGTGAAATCTTTGGATTGGGTCGAATACTGTTTATTCGTTTCAGGCCCTGCATCCAATGGAATCTTTCTAGCCATTTCCTCGCCAAATCGTTCGGCAAGGCTTTCTTTGGTCATGTAAACCCAGCGCCAAACGCTTGTGACTTCTTCCCATGTTCTTGCAACCGAATGACCAAAGTCCTTCCAATGCACATAGTCGGTAGGCGCACATTCGTACTCAATTTCTTCTTGTGGTTCGACTTCCTCACCCAAAGCGCCATCAATGCCAGGCATTGCTGTCTTAACTTGTTGACCTTCGCTGTCAACTTCGTCCACATCTTCAGTTACTTGCAGCCCATCTTCAGGAATGTCTTGCGCCCGAACGTGCGGCTCGTACCGAACCCATGCCACGCCTCGACCACCCAAAAACCTATCCTCAACTGCGTGTTTCATTGTCGATCTGAAATCGGTGTAATGCTCAATTTCAAAATCCAAGGCACGTTCAATAAGTTGTGCGGCAACACGGGCAACTGGATCGTTATCCCCAAAGCGCCTAGCAACGTCTGCTTTCGGCAATCGAGCGTACACGGCAGGGATCAACGTCTGTACGTTAGACCACAGAATATTGAATTTAGCGGTTTCGTTTGTGTTCTGATTGCGGTTGTCATCACGGTAACGCTTAACAATCTTAGTGGTGCGACCTTCCCACTTTTTAAATTCATTATCGTATTGGCTGATCGTATTCAGCCACTTTTGAACACCAGTCAATGCTTCCATCTTAGTATCTCGCAAAAATTACGTCACGGTTAACCCGCCCGACAATCTCATAATCCCAACTTTGGAGTAATCCGATTGTGTCCTCGTCGGTGTATCCATAACGACTGCCCAAGCCTTTAAGCTCTAGCGTGATAACTGGATACGTTCTCTTAATTGTTTGTTCAGCGCCCAATATAGCTAAATGCTCGTAGCCTTCAATGTCTAATTGAATAAAGTCGCAATCATCTACTTCTAAAGAATCAATTGGCATGACCTTAATATTGTTGCCGGCCTTTAACTGGTGCGCCCCAATGTTCTCAGGGTATGGATGCTCGACTGACGCTGTGCCGTGTTTGTCACCAAATGCAGCCCAATGATGCTCAATGTTGTCGTGGTTAAAAACATTCAGTAACAAATATTGATAATTGACCGTATCAGGCTCGACTGTAATCACACGTTCAAATTGCCCCGCCATCGTAGCGGGATAAACACCGATATTGCCACCGGCCTGAATGACTGTGCGAAATTGGTTCAAGTGGGTATAGCTCACATTCAAGTCTGGCAGCTCAACCAAGAGTGCGTTAATGCAACACTCGTCTATGTCGGGAACTTGCCAGCCTTCAACCAATTTCATACGGTATCCTTGTTTGTTCCCACGGTCTAGGTTTGCCGTGGAATATCACAACCTTGGCATCCTCTAACCCTTTGGGCAGCACATCAGCCTTAAAGCTCACAATCCCATCTGCAATGTCCTGCCAGTACGTCACTTTGTCCCGCATATGGTGTTCGATATAGCTCTGATCGCCACCAGCAGCATACATTTGCAATGCGGCAAACTTGTCATACAAATCAACATACTTTGACCAATACATCATGCTGCTCTGCATGGCTTTTGGGTTGTACTGACCACGGTAAACGTCACGCATAATCACAAAATCGTGCTGCTTTGCCGCCTCAATCATTGCCGTACAATCACCAGTCAACACGGTATCTAAGTCAAAGTACAGCGCACTTGGTAGCCGAAACAACTCCATCTTTGCCCACCAACCAACCCAATCATGCAGCAAAGGGATGGTTTCGCACTCTAATTCCATATCTGTCAGGCACACAAACTTGTGCGGTGGCAAATATTTAGCGCACATTTTTTCAAGCGCATAAACGTGTTCAGGCTTGAAATCACCGCCTGAACGCAATACTGATGCAACGATCATTATGTGAAAATACCTACCGCCATAACTTCAGAGCCTGCGCCAGTTGTTACTTTCCAAGCGCCATTTGCAGAAATAGCATTGATCTCAATACTATAAACACCAACGCCACCAGCAACAGCGTTTGGCAGAATGGTATGTGTCAAAACGCCTGCACCACTTCCGTCTACGATCTGAACGGCTGAAGTCAACGCCGTGTTTACTGTAATGATTAAACGATGCAGATAATCACCAACTGCGCCAGTTGTACCTAAAACCTGTGCGGTTTGGCTTGCTGAAACGTGTTCATAAAAATAACGATAGGGATTTGCTACGCCACTCATAATCTGCTACTCCTAGTTGGTTTGTGGGTTGCCCACATATCATTCAATGTAACTGTGTTTTCAGGCCCAACCATCAGCGGTTTTTCAACGTCTGGTGGCTTAACCTTTGGCTCTAACCTCCAAGCAATTGCCAACATCCTAAATGCATCTGCTGGGTGGCTTGTCCAATCATGCCTGGGCGTTTGCCTAAATGCCTTCTTGTCCTCGTCGTATTCTCGCTGATATTGCCTTAAAGCCTCTAACCCATCGTGCGTTCGTTCAGCATCAAACCAACACATTGGCAGCATTTGCCTGACCGCCTGAATCCCATCTTGCACCGACAAGTCAGGCACGATAGCCATGTTGTTGATGCCTAGATACTCACTTAATTGCTCAATAACTGACTTACCCGCTGCTGCTAGTGTTTTAGCCCTTGCGTCATGCGGCAAGTAATGTTTTGCGTATTTATACGGCTTTTCTACGACTATTTTAGCTATTTCTGCAATGTTTGCACCACTTATTGCAAAATAATCAATGATGTGGATTTCGTTACGCACGACTTGATACCACCAAATAGCCGTGTCATCTCGATAGCCTAAGTCCCAAGCCGTGTATGTGGGTAGGTGCGGATCGTAGTCAACACGCCTAACTTGACCGGCATCTGTGATCTTGCGTATGTCCTCGCCATAAAAAGCACCAAGAATTGCCGCCTCAAACGAACACTCGTACTCTTGTAGAAATTGGTCATCGCTGATCTGTGCGGCAGCTGCTCGTAGCTCTGTGTCAGGCAACAGCCCAGATTCACTAGCCTTTAAAACAAGGTGAAACCACTCGTCAGGCGTTTTCTTAGCTGTTTCAAATATCTGCCAAAATTGGTTCTTACCCTTTGGCGTACCGGCAAACACAGCCCAACCCTGCTTGTCTGACAAAGTAGGACGAATGACGTTACCCCAAACGCTAGGTCTAAAGTCACCATATTCGTCCATAAACACGCCATCAAAGCCCAATCCCCGCATAGCATCTGCGTTGTCAGCCCCAAACAAGCGTATCTTGCCGCCAGTTATCAACTCAATAGTTAACTCGGCCTCATTGGATGATGCAAGAACTGGTCGAGCAAAGTGTTTGAGATAATCCCAAACTACGCTTTTAGCCTGGCTGCGAAACGGTGCGATGTACGCAAATAGCGGGCTTTCAGTCTTGCACATAAGTGCGGCACGAATAATGTCGTTAATTGCTGCAACAGTCTTGCCTGCTCGACGGTGCGCAACTAGGCAAGCCCAACGTTTGGTGCGGTTGTGAAACGGTTTAAACGCAGCCCGTGGTTTATACGGGATTGTTTCTACTCGTCTTGCCATTTCACAATCAGTTCAATCGGACTGTTATCCACGCCACTATGTTCGGTTCGTGCAAGTTTAGGTGAGGCAAACTCTGCTAATTGAGCAATAAGCGTCAAAGCACCCTTTGGGTCTGGTTTAACTTGATCGCCATCACCGTGGGCAACGGTTTCTAGCCACTTGCCAACGTTATCAGCGTTGTTCTCAAGCAAGGCTGTAACGGTATCTCTAAAAGCTTTTGTAGCCTTGTTGACACTACCTTTCTTTCTGCCGATCCCTGCTGCGGGTGGTTTAGGTCGCACACCAGACTTCACTACTTTGCTGATTTCCATATCTTTTCTCAATGGTCTTAGATTTAAGATTGGTTGAGTTTAGCTTACTTATTGCGTTCGCTAATATTCTTAGCTTTTGCCCTTGCATCTTCTTTGCTTGATGCGCCCCATGCTTTTAAGGCTAAAGCTAACCTAGTAGGTTTTCCGTCTTTTTCCATTGGCCCTGGCATATTTCCCATGCGTGCGAGAAAACTGGCTCTGCGTGGGTTATCACCTGACTTGACTGGTGGCTTGAGGTTCATGCCCTCTGCTTTGGCACTCGCTCGACCTTTGGCATTTAGACCGCCAGCAGGGTTTTGCCCCTCTTTGCGTTGCCAAGCCGCTGTCATTTCTTATTGTCCTTGGCAGTCTTGGCTGATTCTTTAAAGTCTTTAGCCGTGGGTGCGCCTGGATCACCTGGCTTTCTCATCTTTTCGCCGCTGCCTGCTTTGATGCGTTCTTGTTTGGCAAGAATTGCCGCATATAGTCCATGTTTGCTCATTTGAACGCCTTTAGTTTATAAAGGGTTGAATCAATCAAAGCCGCAATTTCGTCGATTTGGTTTTGTAGATTTGTGTCTTTAGGCAATTCATCACGAATGTCCTTTACAAATGCTTTGACGCTTGTGATGTATTTAACTGGGTCTGTCGCTAGATGAAAATCTTTTGGATAGCTTTTGATTTGCTCGTAAGCCCCTTGATAACTTTCTGCCCAAGTATCAACTAGGTCAATAATGCCTTCGTAGTATTTTTGCAACGCTTTATGTTTGGCATAAGAGTCTGTTTGCAAGTGCATGAAATGTGCGTTTGTCCCGCTATGGAACAAGGTTGAGACAAATACGGCAGGATAGTCCATAGTGACCTCATAGGGTAGCTATCACAATTGTACAACCGCCGCCTGATTTAATCGACCCCCTTGCAATCTCTATTTTGTCAAACTGTCCGTCATCGTCAAACACGCCTGCATCCTGCAAAGCGTCAAATAAGCCTTTTAGCCTGTTGTCTAGGTCAATGCTGCGCCTATCCCTTGGAAAGATAGTAATGATCGCCATAAGCCTGTTTGAGCCAAAACTAGGCACTTCGTTGACCGTAACGTACTCTTGCACCGCTTGTTTGTAATCTCGCCCACCCTGACTAAGTATTGTCCTGCCTCTAAAATTGCGCCAGTAAGTGTTTACACTTGGCGGTATCGGTAGTTGCAGGGTAGCAATCATATAAGTGAGTGTTGCAATTGTTCCGGCACAAAGAAATTCCATCGGGCCGGTGCATTGTGCGACTCAATTCTAGCTCTCATCACTTGCGCCCTGACTTCTTTGCTTGGTGGCATATAGTTACCCTTCCAAGATTGGTCTATTCCGATATTCCTGCCAATGTTTGTGCTGTCAGCTGACGCAAATGGTAGCTTTGTAAATACTTCAGGGTTTAACATCCGCAGGCCGTGCAACTTTACTAATGGCTGACCGTCATCATTGCAGATCACCCGCATAGCCTGGGCGATACGTTGCCACCATTGTTGTGTGCCGATTGTTGCGTAATTGCCGCTACTGCCTAAACAAACCCTTGGATAATCATTTGCTAACCGTTGTAACCGATCAAATGATTCATGCATATGCCAAACTGGTGCGCCAAACCATTTAGGCAATGACCATTCGGCTAATAATGCATCGTTATCGGCCTCATTCCCGTCAATTACGTCAGGAATCACCGCAAAGTCACAGGACGGGACGAGTTTAGCTTTTGCTGCCCATTCGTAGTAACCCGACCAATCTAATATCGGTTTGCCTTTTTTCCATGCGCTAAATGCCCCATTGTCTACGGCAAAACTTTGACAAACCTCAATAGCAATCGGCAATTGTTCAGGATGGGCGTAACTTATAAAGGCATGGCCTGTTGTAATTGCTAACGCTGCCGCAGTACCAGGTGTAATTGGCAAGCCATGATAATGAATCATTCAAATTCACCGTTGTAAACCGCACCCAGACCGATTGATGGTCGCTCAACTCTGATTTCAAATAATCTTAAATGCTTAAGTAAAATCCAAATTTCCCTTGCTATATTTTCACTTGTTGGTAAATCAAACAAATTATCTAAATTTTTATGATCAAAAATTGATTTAACAAATAAACATTCTTTTTCAAGTTCAGACTCTCGAATGACATACCCATCTACAGCATTGCCTTGTACCCAAACTTCAACATGATAAGAATGACCGTGTATTTCTGGGTAATCCGGTAAAGAGTGAGCCGCTTCAAACGTAAATCGTTTAAAAAGTTTCATAATAACGCTTCTGTTTGGGCTAATAAATCTTCTTCTGTAATCCCATATTTTTGAGCAAACGCCTTTTTGCCCAGTCCGTGTACCCCATCATTGCCGGTATGATGATTTGGGCATAACGGTATAACCGGCGCATTTTCACGTTTCATTCCTAATCGTCTAATGTGATGAATATGGGCTGGTGTTTCCCCATATCCCAAGTGTCGGCACAACGAGCATCCAAGTTCTGCAAGTTTTTCGTAATGCTTACGTTGTGCTTTTGTCACTTAGTTAATTTCTCGATTTGACGGTTACTGGCCTGCTCTGTACGCCAAGCATCGAATCGTAGTTGTGCGCTCGTTAACCGCCACTTTAACAACTCGGCTTTCTCAGTTGCTGCGCCGATTGCAACACACAGGTTTTGATAATCAGGATGAGCATATGCCTCGCGCTCTTGGGCAGTTACAGCAGATTCTCCTGATTTCTTCATTAGAATAGCCTTTAGGCTTGACTTAAACGCCTCCAGTTGCGCCAGTTCGCCCTTGGCCTTAGCGTAATGAGGTGCGTTGTCCCAAATGTACTCGATTGCAGGATGGGGTGAGTAGTCGGTCATATCAAATCCATCTGTTTTGGCATAACCTTCCATTCCCGTTCTGCTCGACCAGATTTGCTTTGTACGTTGCGACCAGTTAGCAGAATTTCATGATTGCGTTCTAACTCACTAAGCCGCCTAGCAACCTGATTGCCATCGAGTCCTGTAATCTGCGCTATGCCGTCTTTCCCCATTGCCCCATACTTGCATAAGGCTTGAATGATTATCGTGGCGTGTTGAGCCGCTAAAGACTTTGCAGAGTCAGCAGCAGCCCAACTTGTTATGGGATCGGTGTTTCTAGCGACTTGGTTCATTCATCGCCCCTTGCTTTGTCAATGATTCGTTGAAATGCGTCGCTATGACTCATTCCTAATGCTTTACTAATTAAAGCAAGTGATTGATAAATCATAGATTGATATTTAAGCGGGGCTTTATATTTTAAAATTTCAAATGTTGCTTTTGCATCTTCTAAAGCCGCAATGTCTGCACTGTTTACTGCCCACAGCAATTCAATATCTAACTCAAGAGGATAAGCATTTTCACTAAATGTTTTTACCGTAATTGAAAATGTACCAAATTGATTTGGAGTAGGTTGTTCCATTTCTTTAGCATATAAATTGTCACGCTCGTCTTGGCGTACAAGTTCGGCAAATTGTTCAAGTTCGTACTCATCGCAGTGATAATCCCAAGACAAATTAAAACCTGCTTGTGCGGCAAATTCTTTTAATTTCTCGTTCATTGCATCACCAGGCTTAAAAGTGGAAAGAAACCAAACACCAACGCCAAAGCCAGCAATCCCATCACCCATGCAACTGGTGGTATACGGTCATCAGGTCGTTTGTAATCACGCATCTGTCGAGTCGTGCGACCCGTCCAGTTAGGTTTGCTCATGTCTGTGCCGTAAGGCCAGTTACGCTTATTCATAATCTTCCTCGTTAGCTGTCACGGTTTCAATATGGTTAACGTCAATGAAGTGTGTGTACATTGGCACAGCGCAGCACAATACGTCATCAGCATCAATTTTGATGTACGGTTCGCCATTACTGTCTGTTTTTACGCCATCTGCAAATTGATCCATAAGCTCTGCAATCTTTTTGTCGGTCAGCTCACGGCTAAGTTCACGCATCAATTGGCGCTTGCCTTCGTCTGTCATTTGGATGTATGAGTATTTCATTTATGTACCTTTTGTCGTAGTAATGGGGCTTGCGCCCCAAGAATTTATTTGTGTGAATTTGCGGGAGTGGTAATAGTCATGCGGGGATCAAAAGAATCTGATTTTTGAAAAGCAAGCACATCGTCATGCGTTTCAAACCAAACATAGGTGCAAGCAACGTGAACGCAATAAAATCTGTCTGCTAAATAACCATCAAAATAATCTGTGTTGTATTTCATTTTATGCACCTTTTATCGTAGTTGATCGCCTGTTGCGATAACTAATATTAAGCTATCTAAACAGTAATTGCATAAGTGTTAACCCTAGTTTTGCAATTATTTTTAATTTATTTGGATTTTTACAACAAAACGCCCCAATTACGGGGCGGTCGATGGAACAAGGAGTGAACAACACCGACAATTTATTATAGGTTGTTTTTACGTTTGTAAAACGCTAGTAAATACTGAAAACAATCCCATGCAGAGGCTAAATCATCCTCTGAATGTTCGATCAGTTTCACATCGCCTTCAGCAGTAAAGAACACGTTAGCGCATCTGGCTGTGGGCTTGCCAAGGCCAACACGGTAAGCAGACAATTGCATGATTTGTTCGTGGTACGGCACAACCTTGTCGAGCTTATCCTTGCTCTTAAAGTCGATCACGATGTTTTCAGCAATCAAATCAACTTTGCCACCAAACCCTTCATATGCAAACGAACGTTCTGCCTCCCAAGTTTGGTCATGCCCAAAGTGGATTCTGATCGACGCATCAACCTGGTTAACATAAACAGGGTAATCGTCTTGTTCGCCACGGTAAAAACGCTCAAGCACCCCGTGCATTTGTGTGCCACGATCCATAGCGTCACGGCCTGTAGACTTACTGTCTGACATTACTCGCTCTAACCAGTTTTCTTCGGTTTCGCCGGCAATGCGTGGCAACGTCAGCGCAGCCAGTAATACTTGTTGTTGCAACCAGTTTGATAAGCCAGGTTTGGCAACCAATCCCAAAACCGTAGTTACCGACGGTACTAAATTGAGTTCCCGTGCGTCACGAACCGTTGTGTTGCGTTCTTTGCCGTTCTTGCCAATGATTTTGTACGCTGGTGAACCGTCAGCTGCGTAAAAGTGACCGCCTTCTTTTTCGTTTGTTTTAATTAACATTAAATTCTCCCAAATTGACCACAACGATTTTTAACTTCTTGACAATAAATTGCATACGCTTCTTCAGCTGTTTTGTAATGACCAAAAACGTACTTTATGCCGTTTATAAATATGCTTGCTCGGTACAATTGCCTTTGTGCAACAAAAGAAACGCCTTTAAATCCACTTTTGTTTCTTCGGTGCATATTTCGATTTAAGTTATTTTGCGAATGAGTCGCTTCTCTTAAATTTTCAATTCGATTGTCATCAGGTATGCAATTGATATGATCCAAAATTTTTGGCTCGTATCCGTAATGCATAACCCAAATAAGACGATGCACTCTGTAAGGTTTTCTTTTAATTAAAGTTTTAAGATAACCATCTTTGTCTTTTGTACCTACAACAGACCCCGCTTTAACGCTATTTTTGTGCGTTATTTTGTGCAGCAATTTGCCATCTTTGTAATCAAATAATTGAAGTAAAACGTCTTGAGCAATCATGATCGCACCCCGTTACGGTGGAAATCGTTACTGAGAAACAAAGGCAGAATGGTAACGAATCATCTTTTCCCCCGCTAAGGGTAGCCTTTGTTATATTTTACGCTACTTGACTTGCACCTGTTTAGCTAGTTGTTTAAGCATCTCGATTGCATCTTGTAAGTCTTGCATGGCCCTAGCGTCTAAGACCATGCCTTCGTACCATTGCTGGATACGCCAAGAAATAAGTATTGCCTCCTCCGTCTGCGTCATCAGAACGGCACATCGTCGATCATTTCATCAAGAGGCACAACAATTCCCTCTTTGATTGACCTGTAAGCGTCAGATTTTGGTTTGGCAGGCGCAGCAACTGGCGGTGCATCTTCAGCAGGCCGACCACCAAGCATCTGCATTTGGTCAGCAACCACCTCAGTTGTGTATTGATCCACGCCATCTTTGTTTTGCCACTTGCGAGTAGTCATACGACCCGCTACAAAGACCTGTGAGCCTTTCTTTAAGTAGTCGGCACATATTCCTGCCAACTTGCCAAACGCTGTGATCCTGACCCATTCTGTCGTTTCTTTCGTTGCGGTCTTGTAGCCGACAGCAATAGAGAAATTACAGATTGCGTTGGAATCAGCGGTGTAACGTACTTCAGGGTCTTTGCCCAAGCGCCCAATGAACTCGCAGCGGTTAAGATCGTTTGCCATTATTGTTGTTCCCAGTTTGCTTTAATTCCGTCATACATCGCTTTCAAGACGGGCTGTTGTTCTTTCAGGCATTGTGTCCAAGCCAGTCTAAATATGTCCTTCAGGCTTTCATAGCTGACCGCTGCCGCCATTTGGTCAACAGTTGCATC